GAAGCGGTGTTCGGCGTCATCGTGAATCCCGATGCGATCATTCGGGCACAGATGGTAACGGGGGCGACGGGGACGGCGGTCACCGCAGAAACCGTGACCACAGCCGCCTCGAACGGGTTGACCATCACGGCGACCGGTGCGGCCAACTTCACCTCACCGGAAAAGGACGAAGGCACGGTTTGGTATACCTCTGGGGCCAATGTGGGCAAGTCCCGCAAGATCACGTCAACTGCCGCGACCGTGATTACGGTCATCGTACCGTTTGCCGCGAATGCGGTGGGCGATACGTTTCTCAGTTCGGGTGCCGCGATTGGATTGCGGTTCGTGACCACCACGACCGATTTACTGAAACTCCGCACCGATGCGATCAATACGTCGGGCGCTGCCTTAGCGGTTATTGATCTGGAATTGAACGGCACCGCCGATTCCTACGCGCATCTGACGTATCAAGATTGTGTCTGGAACTACACAACGTAGACGATATTACATAAAGGAGTCTGACTATGGCAGTCCCACATTCGACCGGCAACTTCGGGGACCTCATTGATAAACGGGTCACGAAGTTGTTCTATGACAAGTACAAGCAGCTTCCCGACCGCATTGCCGATTTCTATGCGATTGAATCGTCCAGCGATTCGTTCGAGAAATGGTCCGGCGTCGGGTCCTTGGGCGATTTCTCGCAGTTTTCGGGTACCGTGATCTATCAGAGCCAATCACAGGGCTATGACACGACCGCGACGCACGTCCCGTTTGCGAACGGCATTCAGATCGAACGGGAACTCTACGACGATGACCGCCACGGCATCTGGGAACGGCGTCCTGTCGCGTTGGCGCAAGCCGCACAACGGACCCGCCAAAAGCATGCCGCGAGGATCTTCAACAACGCGTTTGCGACCGACACCTTCTTCTACAATAACAGCGAAGGCGTCTCGCTCTGTAACGATTCCCATATCACGAACTCCGGCGCGTCCACCGCTGCCGGATTCGATAACCTCGTCACCTCCTCGCTGTCTGCCGTCGCCGTGACCTCGGCACGGATTCAGATGCGAGGCTTCCGTGGCGATGTGGGCGAACGCCTCTCCGTCATGCCGAACAAACTCATCATCCCGCCCGACCTCTACGAAATCGCCTACGAGATCGCCGAGAGCGAAGGGAAGGTGGATTCGGCCAATAACAACGCGAATGTCCATAAGGGCAAATACGATGTGAGCGATTGGGAGTATCTGACCGATACGAACAACTGGTTTATGATCGACGGCACGGCCCAGAAGGACAGCCTCACCTGGTTCGACCGCATTCCCCTGGAGTTTGCGATGGCGGAAGAACTCGATACGCTGATCGCGAAGTGGAGGGCGTACATGCGTTACAGTTGCGCATGGTGGGATTGGCGCTTCATCCTAGGCGGCAACGTATCTTAACAAGCACTTACGAGTGCTGACGAGCCAAGTGGTGTGGGTCTATGAGAGACCTGCACCACTAGAACGGTAGGACTTCCATGAATTTCAACGGTCACATTGCCCTCGCCAAGCCCAAGAAGGCGAAGGCGGTCAAGATGGAGAAGGTGATGCACGAGTTCAAGATGGGCGCGTTACATTCAGGGTCGAAGGGCGGACCGATGGTGACCAATCGTAAACAGGCGATTGCCATTGCCATCAATGAAGCCAAACGGAGGAAATAATGCCGAACCGATACTACACCGCGTTTCCGTCATTGAAGATCAGTGCCAAGGGCGCACGGCCCTCGAATCCCGCTGGCACGACCGCTGCGATGCCAGAACAGTGTGGGTTTACGACGATGGCGATGCCTGGGAAAACCCAATCGAAGGATCGTGGAAAAGGACTGAAGAAGGTCAAGCAACATGCCTGTTCCAAGGGCATCTAATCCCCCCTCTGGGGCGCGAGAGCGGGGGTCATTTTTATTGTGCCATAAGGAGTCACGATCATGGGGTATCTGACAAAATATGGAAGTTTCTGGGGGTTAGTCCCGACCACATCAGGACGTATTTTCTGGGTCGCGCCGACCGCGCAGTATACGGTGGAAGGCCGTACCTACGGCGCGAGCGATGACAACGATGGGTTGTCGCCTGAACGCGCACTCTTGACCGTCACGCAAGCCATCACGAACGCCACCGCGAACGTCAGCGATGTGATTGTGCTCTTGCCAGGCTCGCATAGTTATGCGGCCACCATCACCATCAGCAAAGCGGGGTTGACGATTGTGGGGGTGAGTGGAGGCAGTAACAAAGATACGAACCGCTCCAATGCTGGAGCCAAACGGTTACGGTCACAAATCACCTGCACCGCCACGGCAGGCATTGTCTTTACGGTCTCTGCCGTCGATACCGAGATCGCGTTCATTCACTTTGCGCCTGTCGCAGCCGGTGGACGCGGGATCAGTTTGTCTCCCCTCTCTGGGGCGGCGAACCGTACCTACATTCACGATTGCACCTTTGCCTTGATAGCCACCGCGTCCACCACGACCTATGGCATCACGGTCCCCGCGGGTGTGACCGCCGATTTGCTGGAAGATACCTTGGTGGCGAACTGCTATTTCCTGTCCGGTGGAGCGGCCAGTTCGGGGGCCAACGGACCAGGGGTGAATCTCCTGGGCACCTGTCACGGCTTTACCATTGAGCAAAGCACCTTTCAGCTCAAGGGGACGGCAGCCTGGGCCGCCGCGATTCTCTCCTCGCAAGCGGGGACGCTCGGCGTCCTCATTCGGGATTGCGATTTTATGAACCCGACTTCGGCCACCACGGTCATTACCACGGCCTATTTGGGCACGGGGCAAACCGTCGATGGCTCCAGTCAGATGTATCGGTGCTATTTCCCCGCTGGGACAGACGGCACCACGGCGACGGCGAGTGCGGACGTGTCGATTGCCGAGTGTTATCAGTCGAGCATTGCCGGTGGCACCTTAGCGACCGCGAGCTAACGATGATACATCTCACGGACTCTGGATTCCCCGCTGGAACGATCATCGTGGCGGCGGGGATTCAGCCGAGATACTACGAGTTCCAACTCTCGTTGGATGGGGTGGGTGCCCCTGCGGGCACCAAACTTCATATCGAACGGAGTTGCGATATTACGCAGAACTTCAATAACGGCGTGAAGAAGATGACGGGAGAGTGGGCGTGGTTCTTGGGTGATGACCACGCCTTCTCTCCTACGTTGCTCATGCGCCTGCTGAGTCACAACGTCGATGTCGTGGTCCCGATTACCCCATGCAAAGTGCCCCCGTGGGCCCCGTGCGTATTGAAGGGACCAACCTGGCATCTCAATATGCCGTTGTATCATTGGGACGAGTTATCGGGGCCTGGTTTGTTGCCCCTGCCCGTGGGGGATTTCATTGGACAGGCCGGCATGTTGGTGCAGAAGTCGGTGCTCGATAAGATTGGGTACCCGTGGTTTAAGTGCGGGCAAATTGACCCAGGACGCTTGCAGGAGGATATGACTTTCTGCCGTGAACTCCAGCAACTCGGCTATACCGTGAACATCGACCAGGAAGTGATCTTCGACCATTATGGACCCGTATGTATTACGGCACGGAAGGTTGATGATCGGTGGGTACCGTCTTTACGAGCGGGCACGGGCAGTGTCGTCGTCCTTCCTGAGTTACCTCGTCATGCCGAGAATGCCAATTCTCAGCATGTCGCGTTTCAAGGGAATCCGAACATCCTGTGGCCTGAACAACCGTCGTTACTCAGGACGTAACGCCGTTTTCTGTCGTGTACGGTTGTCCTGCGAGAATCAGCTCATAACCTGAAGGAGAGATTATGGAAGTTGCGAGCAAGCCAAAGACCGAGATCGACCTGAGTAAACCGCTCCTTCGCCACCATCAGCGTGAGGAGTACAAAGGGGAAATCGAGGCGATGACCGAGATGATTCCGCAGCTCAAGACGCCGCAAGACCGTGGCGATGTGCAACGGCGATTGGGGCGGCTCAAGCAATCCCTGGAGGCACAAACGCCTGCGGAGATTACCGGCGCGATGAAGGATCGGCTCCAGGCCCATGCGACCGAGTTGGAACAGAAGATTACGTCGGGGATGCTCTCGTCTGAAGAGATGCGGAAGAATCCTGCGGGCGCGGTGGGGCAGCACATGAAGTGGGAGCGGGCGAATAAGTCGGACATTCTCAAGTGGAAGAATATCCAACAGTTGTTGGAACCGACGAGCGACGATCCAGACCTCTCGAACTTCGAGCGGTTGCGACCGAACGGGGCACAGGATCGGGTGCGGGTCAACGCCCAGATTCCCGGCAAGATGAGTTACGGCACGATTCCGCAACAGAATTGGGATCAGGCGTTTGAAGGACAGGGACCATCGAATACGGCCTTGCAGCAAGCGAAGCGCGTCCAGAAGCCGTTGAGCGAGGAACAACGCAAAATCCTCTGTGACCGTCTCGCAGCGGCCCGTGCGATTAAAAAACAGCAACAGGCAGAGGCGAAAGCCATCGTGCTGCCATCACCCAACGAGGTCTAATATGGCGTTTCCCTGGATATTAGAAAGTAATTTCGAGCAAGGAACCAGTACGGAATGGACCTCATCGTCTGGAGAATCGGCAGGGGTATTCGATTTTCCGCATTATAGCGTGCTGTCCAATCAAGTGACGGCTCCGGTGCCCTATCGTGGAGCCTATTGCATGAGGATTGTGACCGCCAGCGCCACGGATAGAACCGTGACCTCCACGACCATTGCCATTGCGGACCAAGGGACCGCGTTCTTTCGCTGGTATATGTGGATTGGGACAGAATTTACGGGGACTGCTGACGACACCTTGAACATCTTTGAACTTCAACAGGCCGGTGGCACCATCGAACAATCGGTCAGTTTACGAGTCACGGCGGCCACGAACCTGTTAGAAATTGGCGTCGGCGATGGGGTCGTGGCGACGAGTTTCGTGTCCTTCCCGCGTGGGCGATGGGTGAATGTGGAATTGCAAGCGAAGGTCTCGACGACAGGCGTGGGGACCATGACGTTGTTCCTCGATGAAGTATCGGCTATTGCGCTCACCACGCTCACTCAAGCGGCGGCAGTAGGACAAGGCGTGTTGGGGACACAAGATACCCTCGCCACCACCACCGGCGGCATCTATCTCGATCAGTTCGTGATGGACGATGCCCGTATCTATGGCATTCCCATTCGCTATCCTGAGAACGTGCTGCTCACCAAGACGGGGCATGTGTTTGTGGGAACCGGCGTCGTAGAGAATGCGTCGCTCTTGTCTGGAGTGGCGACCGATAACGTCTTGCAGATTTTCGACACCGACCAGAACAACACCCTCCATGCCGGACGGATGAAGTTGGAACTGAAGAACGTGGTCAACAGCGATATTGTGGACCCCGCAGGCGTGCCGGTCCAACTCCAACGCGGGTGCTATGTAGTACTCAGCGGCACGAATCCGCGTGCCATGATTACGGTCGGATTCGCGCAAGGGTATTACAGCCAGGGACGCATCAAGCAGCATGGCGTGCAATGGAAGAATACGCCTGGGGCATGGTAAATGAGCCACTGCGCTAGCTGTACCTGTCAGCCGGTGACGAGCGCGTACCATACGCCCTGTCCAGGCTGCGGGTATCTGACGGCGAACAGTATGCTGGAGAAGCGGCCTGGGT